TATGATTTACAATTTGTAATTTCCCTTCTTTTGAATAATTCCATTCATCGGGATAATCATACATAAATGCGGATTCTTCTTTTAAAATATTGGCAAACGATACTTTTATATATTCCAGATGCTTTTTTAAAAACATATTTGTTAGTGTGGTTTTCCCACATCTCATCTTGGCCGAGATTCCAATTATCATATAATTTTCCTTATTTCGATATCTTTTCTTGCAACATTTTCAATATATCTTCCACATTTTTGGCAATACACAGAACATAGAAAATCTTTTGAGTTCTTAAATGTAACTGTTCTAATATAAGGGATTGCAAAATGATTACAGGCTTTACAACGAATTTTATATTTTATTTGATATTGAATTCTATTCATTCTAAAACCTCAATATGAAACGGTCCCCTCACCCCTGCACTAAATTCCTGTGCTGCTTTCAATGCTATTAAAATTCTTTCTGACGATTTAATATTATCTTCCTTTGTTGTATATAATGATCCAAGTGCATAATTTTGCCCGCAGCCGCAACTGTCAAAAGGCAAAATATTTTGGCCAACTTGATAATCACTGCCGATTCTAAAAAGATTTCCGGCATATCCAACAAGAAATGTCCCGCCCTTTTCTGTTTCATTTTCTTTAGATGCATATCCGCCTCTTTTTAGGCAAGATCTAACCTCATTTATAAATTCGGTTACCATATATTTATAAACATCAATATCGGGATGTCTTTTGGACGGATTAAAATCATATCTTAATAATTGCCCCATCCGAAACGAACTTGTAAATCCCATTATAAAATTATCAACCTTAAATATTTTTTGATCTGCTCTACCGCATATATCCAAACCGGCTACTCCGGCAGAATCACATCCCATATAAATTTTTTCACTATCTACAAGTCCAATTATACAAGTCATATTAACCCCATTTTTTTAGCAAACCAAATAGCTACCAATGCTTCTCCCGTTTCTCCCTTTTCTGGCCAATCTTCCATACAAGACATAGGTATCCAAAATTCTTTATCTCCGTCGTCAAATTTAACCGCCAATTCAGTTTCGTCAATATTCTCTACGTCTATTTCTGCATATTTATTACCATCTGTATCTTTGATTATATTCATATTTTTTCTCTCATTAAACTTTCTAAAACAGCAATTTTAAAATCCCAAATCTCTATAGTGAGGCGCAATTTAGCATAGCCGTAGGTTCCCGGCATGGTTTTGTGTTCCATAAAATTTATTTGCTCTTGTTTTAATTTTTCAATTTTTTGTTTTATTAATTTCTTTATCACTTGGGTATATGCCCTTCAATCCTATCTATCATTCTGGTAATAGGGCTTTGAAAATGAATGATACCGGTTCCATGTAATGGGCAATACCATCTTCCCGTTGTCATTTTTGATTGTTCTTCTAAAGTAGGACAAGTACATTTATGAAGGGATTCGAGATATTCAATTCTCTTGTTTAATCTTTGGATAGTTCGATGCAAAGGAACATCAATGTTCTGGGAAGGATGTTGTAGTGGCATTTTATTTTCCTTTTTTATAGTACTTGAAATATTTTTTCATATATTTTCTTCTACAATGTTTACATTGAGAAGGAAGCCAACAATAAAATTCAGATTTACTCTCTGAGGTTTCTCCACAAGTTCTGCATTTTGGTTTGAATTTTCCCATTTATCTATAACTTAATTTTTTTTCCCATTTAGTATTTATTTTTTTAGCTCTTTTTAAAAATTTTTTACCATCCCATATAATATAAATGGCATTTTCATATTTAAATTTATAAAAAGAGGAAGGGTTTTTTTCCATATAAATTATAGCCTTTTCTGCATATTTAATCATATTAATTTTTAATTGTTTTTTCCATTTTTTATAATCAAAATAATAATTATTTCCAAAGAATTTTTGTATTTGAGGCATTTTTATTTCCTTTTCCGTAAACGAATTGCTTTTAATTTTTCTATTCTTTTTTTATGATCAATTGTATTTATTTCAATATCAAAAGGAATATATTTTGAAAGTATTTTATTATCTGGGATAATTTTCGGATCGTGTACTTTTAATTCATCAAGAATCAGTTCTGTTTTGTTTCTGGTTTGTAGCGGGGCAATATATTTTTTGCCTGGAAAGAACCCTACAAGTTTTGGTTTATTTATTGCCTTGCTTTTTACACATTTGCTGGCTTGGTGTTCTCCAAATCCTGTAATTTCTATAAATGGCACATATAATTTATTATCTTTAACGATCCACCTGGTGGAATCTGAAAGGCCCACTTTTGGCGGCATGATCGTTATATTATGCCCCATTATTTCTTTGAATAGTTCTCTTTTTTGCCTTGATTCATCATCCTTATTATTATCAAGCTCTGCAAACGATAGGCAGGCGCAAATAAATTCAACTGGATAATTTGCTTTCAGCCAGGCCGTTTGATAACCAATCATAGCATATGCAACGCTATGCGAACGATTAAATCCATAACTTGCCCATTCTAAAAGTCCATCCCAAAAATGTTTTGCTTCTTTTTGGGATAATGTTTTCATCTTTTTACAACCGTTTCTAAATTGTTCCCAATAGGGCTTAAATTCTTTTGCAGTTCTTTTTTTGGCGATAACTTTACGAATTTTATCAGCTGTGCTTTCTGGTAATCCGGCCACCCGGCTGATAACTTGCATCACCTGTTCTTGATAAACAAGGATGCCGTAAGTATATTTTGTGACATCTTCATATATTGGATGTATAGCTTTCCATTTTGCTCCGTGTTTTCTTTTAATAAAATCTTTCGTCATACCGGATTTCGAAGGGCCGGGCCTCACTAATGCAATTGCGGCGACAATGTCCTCAAAATTATTGATTTTCATTTCTTTGCAAAGTTCAGTTGTCGGCTTTGCTGAAATCTGAAATATGCCTGCTGTTTTACCTGAATTAATCAAATCAAATACTTTTTTATCATTTAATGAGATTTTGTCGAGGTTGAATTTATTATCCTGTATCAACCTTTTTGTTTCTTCCAATACAGATAAGGTGCTCAAGCCTAAAATATCTAACTTCATTAAGCCAACATATTCACTGTTCTCCATATTCCAGTTGCAAACTATTCGTTTATTTCGCCTAATAAGAACACATTTTGTTCCTTGGGTTAAATCTTCATCAGATACAATAAGAGCGGCGGCATGTTGCCCGCTTCCACGAATTTGATTCTCCATTTTTAATGCAAATTTAATAATTTTGGGATATTTTTTAGCAAACCATCTTCCTTCATCTGTATCATCGATGGTTGATTGTAGGGCTTTTTCATCATCTTTTTGCCAGATGGTTTTAGAGAAGGCCCGAACATCTTTTCGCAAAGTTATTTCGTTTTCGGAAGTCTCAAACACTCTTGCAACCGCTTGTACAGAGGCTTTGCTTTTGAGTTTCATATCTGTAGATATGCCACAAGTATAATTCTGGCCGTATTTATTGACAATATATTCTCTGACCCTTTCTCTGTGGATTTTTTCAAAATCCATATCAATATCCGGAAAATCCAATCGATCTTCTGTAATAAATCTTGAAAACAATAGATGAAATTTGATAGGATCGATTTTAGTTATTCCTAATAAATAGGCAATAAGTGACCCGCCCACTGAACCCCTTCCTGGTCCAATTGCAATATTATTTTTATAACACCATTGAATTATATCGTAAAAAATCAAGAAATATTTGGAAAAGTTTTTCTTTTTTATGAGATCAAATTCCATATGATATCTTTTCATATAGATTTCAAATTGATTTCTATCTGAATTATGATTTAATAATCCATTATTTTCAAACCACTTTTCACACAATATAGATAGGGTTTTATTATTGTCTTTATCTTCATATGGCGATGGCAAAGATATTTCTTGTTTCGGAATTTTAAAGTTACAACAAATTTCAGCAATTTTGATAGTATTTTGCATTGCTTCATTAATCTGTGCAGTTGTAAAACAATGTTTACGAAAAGCCAATTGCATTTCTCTTGCTGATTTGAGATATAATCCCTTCAATGAAAATTTAAATCTTTTTGGATCATCCCACTTGGCTCGTGTTTGTATAGCAAGTAAAACTTCTTGAGTTTCCCAATCTTCTTCTTCGATATAATGGCAATCATTTGTAACCACAAATGGAATTCCCAGTTGATTATGTAGTTCAAGAAGTTTTTCATTTAGAATAAATTGATCTTTAAAATCATGGGGCATTATTTCTAAAAAGAGTCCGCCTTTCATTCTGTCCCATAATTCTGTTAATACATCGATGCCACCGGGCAAATTAATAAAAGAGGCTGTGCAAGCCGTAAGGATAATCATTCCTGATAAATCTGCATTAAGCAAAGAATTAAAATCAATTCTTGGACGGTGATAAAAACCTTCTAAATTAGCTCTTGTTAAAAGCCTACAAAGTTCTATCCAGCCATTTTGATTTTTAACAAGAATTATAATATGTCCCCTTTTTTCTTTTGATTTTTTAATATTAGCATTTTCAACGATATATGCCTCTGTTCCCAAAACACAACCAATATTCTGGCGGTCACATTCCTGTTGCCAATTAAGGCATCCATTAATGTTTCCGTGATCTGTAATGGCGGCATATTTCATTCCAATTTCTTTTATTCTGGAAATATATTGCTTTGCATTTCCATGTCCGTCCAAATATGAGTATTCTGAATGGCAATGCAAATGTACAAAATTATTATTTATATTTATATCCATATTTTTTGGTCATAATATTTTGATAAAATTTAGTCCAATATTTTCTATTATAATTTGTTTGGCCGTGACAACATCTACATAAAGATATCAAGTTTTCTGGCCCACATTCTTTTTTATTATAGTTAATATGATGCCTACACAATGAAAGATGATTATGTTTTCTTTTACAATTAGGATTTTGGCAAGTATAGCTATCTCTTTCTAAGATAGTATCTTTAAAATCAATATCTATCCAGACATCACAATATTCTTGATTAGAAACCCCTCCTCTCCAATTTGGATGATTTTCCCCTGACATTTTAAATAATGCTTTTGCCGTATGTTTTTTACCAAACATATGATGATTTTTACCCGACATTTTAGTTAATGATTTTTCAGTATGCTTTCTTTCATACATTGGATTATTGTTTCCCTTGCTTCTCACAATAATTTTTTTTATGGCTTTAAGAGTATGTTTATATCCTTTTGCATATTGATTTCCTAAACTACCAACTCCAATTAATTTTTTTGCTTCT